GCATGTCATGGTTGCCCCATGTCCAATGTAATTTAGCATTTGCGGCAACAGCTTCAATTTCACCTAAACGGTCTGAACAGGCTTCTAGTTCTTGTTTTACGGTTGGGTTTGATTTCCAGCCTTGCGGATCAAATCGACTTATTCCAGCGCCGTCAAAAACGTCTCCGTTCATTATGATCATGCGTGGGGATAATTCTGGTATCAATTTGACAAAAGCTCTATGTGCTGCGGATATTTGTCCAGGGTGATAATGGCAATCACTTGCCACCATAATTAAGCCTTCGTCCATTTCTACCCGAACGCGAACACCATTGTTAGGAATTGTTATATTGCAATCTAAAGACTTTTTATCAGTAGCAAGTAAGGCTAATCCAAATTTATTTTCGATTTCTCTGCGTTTTGTATATACAGTTCTAACCTGAATTTTCAAAACTTCTGCTACTCTTGACGCTGATTGATATTTGTTCCAGATTGCTATAAATTCTTCGTCGGTACAAGATTTGGCAGTCATTTTTGCCTTTCGTTGTAAAGCATTTATAAATACAACAATAATAACAATTAATTAAAGTAAACCGTTAATGTTAAATCTTGATGAATTTGAACCAGCTAAACTAAGTCCAGCTGGTGATAGATACTGTAGCAATTGTTCGTTGACTAAAAATTCACAAGGTGGTTATTGGAAAATAATTGCAAACGGAAAGAACAGACGTTGGCTGTGTAGCAGTTGCATGAACAAAAAAATAGATGGCAAAAAATAAGCATTACGACAAAGTTGCTGACCTTGGGTGCATACTATGCAAAAAGATTGGTTATGACGGAATCACTCCTTGCGAAATTCATCATATTCGCCGCGCTGGTCGTCGTAATGATGCCCCTGTTATTGGTTTGTGCCCTTCACATCATCGCTTTGGCATTGGTATCCATGGAATGGGGCGTAAAGCGTTTGAGAGGCATTACCAAACGACAGAGGAAGAACTCTTAGCCTGGACGAAAGAACTGCTTGATACTCATTAATGTTCCATTACCTCCTTCTGTGAATCATTATTGGCTCCAATCTGGTGGCCGACGCTATTTATCCAAAGCTGGCAGACAGTACAAAATTGATGTTGCTGAATGCGTAATTGATCAGAAAGTGCCGAAATTGGGCATTAACCGATTAAAGGTGCTCATTTATTTGCATCCAAGAGACAAGCGCAAAATTGATCTTGATAACCGGCTGAAAGCTTGTTTAGATGCTTTACAAGATGCCGGTGTATTTGATGATGACGAGCAAATTGACCATTTGACTATTCAGCGAGCTACTATAAAATCAGGAGGCGGCGCAACAGTAGCTATTCAAGTTATTGACACACCGTTAACTTAAGTTAATAATCGTAGTAATTTCTTTGCAAAGAAAAGGGAAAATATCATGGGTAAGATGGACGGTAACAAAGGCGTTAAGAGCATGACAGGCGCAACACCACCAAAAGGTGCTGATATGTCTGATTCAACTGGCGAACGTCGCGGCAAGATCGTTGGCGGCGTTGCTATGGGTAAAGAAGACATGACCGGTATGGACAAAGAGTTCAACACCGGCAAGACTGCTGGCATTTGCTACACGCATAGTCGTAATTCTTACGGTCAATGATCCGACTGTTACAAGATAGGGTGCTGGTTAAACCCAGCATCCGAAAACTTTCCGAAGTCTTGATTGTTAATAATCGGGAATCTTTTAACATGGGTACGGTGGTGGCTGTTGGACCTGGCAAGCGTGACAAGCGCGGCAATGTAAAGCCATTAGATGCTAAGCCAGGCGATTCAATCCGCTATGGCAACGGTGATTATCTAAAGTGGCCTACAGTCAAGCTGAAAGGCGAGGATTACCAAATCATCCAAGAAGCTGATATTTGCTGGATTGAAAGGGAACAAGATGCCGCCTAAACACGATAAACCTATTCCACACAAGACTACCGGCAAAGGTAAGACTTACAACCCGACCGAAAAAGGTGCGGGTATGACCGCTAAAGGTCGTGCGGAATATAACGCAAAGAACAATTCAAACCTTAAACCACCCGCTCCGCATCCAAAGACTGACGCAGACAAAGCGAGAAAAAAGTCGTTTTGTGCTAGAATGGAACCCATTGCAGAAAAGTCTGAAAAGGGAAGCCGTGCTAGAGCATCAATGCGAAACTGGAATTGTTGAGATATGGGCTGATATTCGTGGCTATGAGGGCAAATATCAGGTAAGTAATTTGGGGCAAGTTAAATCTTTGGCTAGATTTAGAAAAGGGAAAAATGATTCAAAAGTTCCCATGCCTGAAAAAATAATGAAATTAAGGCGCAATAAAGACAACGGAAGGCAAAAACCTTACGTTGATGTTTGTTTAAGGGATGGAAGTTCGCGGGATATAAATGGAAAACAAAAGCTTGTTCATAGATTAGTTGCTGACGCTTTTATTAAAGAATTAGAGCAAGGTGAGCAGGTTGACCATATAAATGGCGTTCATTACGATAATAGAGCTGAGAATCTTAGGGTAATGAAAACAGTTGAGCATGCAAGATTGCACCCAATAATTTTAAACCCGTTGCCACGTAATTCGGTAACTGGATGTTTTATGTCAAAGGATTGCTAATGGCTACTAAACCAGGTTTATACGCAAACATTCACGCAAAGCAGGAACGCATCAAAGCTCAGAAAGCAGCAGGTAAGCCAGTAGAAAAGATGCGTAAGGTTGGAAGCGAAGGCGCACCGACTAAGCAAGCGTTCATTGATTCGGCTAAAACAGCCAAACCTATGAAAAAGAAATAATTATGCCATTAAAGCATAGCAAATCTGACAAGGCTTTTAAGGAAAACATAAAAGCTGAAGTAAAGACAAAACCTATCAAACAAGCGGTAGCGATAGCTTATGCAATAAAACGTTCAGCAGAGAAACCTAAGAAAACCAAATAGTTAAGGATTAAAATAATATGGCAGCAGGTGCACCTTTGGGCAACAATAATGCAGCTAAGGGCAAAATGTTTTATGACCAGTTGCGTAAGATTGCCGTTCAAGAACCAACAAAGCTACGCGAGGTAGCTGAAGGCTTGTTTGAAGCAGCTAGAGCTATGGAACCTTGGGCTGTAAAAGAGTTGATTGACAGGCTTGACGGTAAGGCAGTTCAACAAACAGAGCTTACAGGCGCAGAAGGCGCACCATTGCTGACAGGCATCCAAGTAACGTTCATCAAGCCGAATGAATAGAATATTGCATGAATGTTCATTTCAGCAGCAATACAGACTTATGGGCTACTCCAATTGAATTTTTCAATAAATACAACGAAAAGTTTAATTTTGAATTAGATGTTTGCGCTACGCATGAGAACGCAAAGTGTGCAAAGTATTTCACTATTGATGATGATGGGCTATCAAAAGATTGGCCTGGCATTTGTTGGATGAACCCACCTTACGGCAGGGAAATAATTAAATGGATGGAAAAGGCTTATAAATCTAGCCTTAATGGTGCTACTGTTGTTTGCCTTGTTCCTGCCAGGACTGACACAAAATGGTGGCATGAATATGCTATTAAGGGCGATATAGAGTTTATTCGTGGTCGATTAAAGTTTGGTGGCTCAAAAAATAGCGCACCGTTTCCGTCTGCTGTAGTGACTTTTAATGGCAAACAATGAGTGATGTAGTCGCGCAAGCAGTAAGCAAAGCAGAGTTTCCCGAAAAGCTGTCGTGCTTGTTTGAAAAGTCTAGATACAAGGTTTTATACGGTGGTCGTGGTGGCGCTAAAAGTTGGGGCGTGGCCAGAGCATTATTGATCTTGGCAGCTAAAGACCCGCTCCGCATACTCTGTGCGCGTGAATTCCAAACTTCCCTAAAAGATTCAGTCCATAAGCTGCTGTGCGACCAGATACAGGCGTTGGGCTTAGAAACGTTCTATGACGTAACACAAGCCACAATTAGAGCTAAGAACGGTTCAGAGTTTAATTTTGTCGGTTTAAAGAATAATGTTGCCAACGTTAAATCATACGAAGGCGTTGATATTTGCTGGGTTGAAGAAGCTCAGACAGTCAGTCGATCAAGCTGGAATGTTCTGGTTCCTACGATTCGTAAAGAAAATAGCGAGATTTGGATTACGTTTAATCCTGAGTTAGAAACTGACGAGACGTTCCAACGGTTTGTAGTTCATGCGCCTGACAATGCAATCGTGCGCAAGATCAACTGGTCAGACAATCCTTGGTTCCCACAGACGTTGCGCGAGGAAAAGGATCAGCTAAAACTTAGAGATATACAGGCCTACAATAACGTTTGGGAAGGCTTGTGCAGGGTTACGGTTGACGGTGCTATCTTTGCCGACCAAATGCAACAAGCAGAGTTTGATGGTCGGATTACTAAGGTTCCCTATGATCCAAGCAAGCCAGTTCATGCGATTTTCGATCTTGGTTGGGCAGACCACACAGCAATTTGGTTTTTGCAATTTATCGGAATGGAAACAAGGCTTATCCGATATATTCAGGACACGCAAAAGACCATGACGCATTACCTGGCGACCTTGCAAACGTTTGGTTATGTGTACGATACGATCTGGTTACCGCACGACGCACAGAACAAAACCCTAGCTGCTGCTGGCATGACGATTGAGCAGATTGTCAGGAATGCAGGGTTTAAAACAAGGGTTTTGGATAAAGTTCCGGTTGTTGACTCTATCAATGCAGCGCGTACAATATTCCCAAAATGTTATTTTGATAGAGAAAACACCGCTGAAGGCTTACAATGTCTGCGGCATTACCGGTACGAAGTCGATCCGGATACAAAGCAATTCAGCAGAACGCCGCTGCATGACCATTATTCGCATGGCGCTGACGCTTTTAGGTATATCGGCTTAATGATTCAAGAACCACGAAAGACAAGGCAAAGGCCACAGTCTGCGCAATACGGACAAATTAATTCTTGGATGGGATGATGGCAAATAATCAACAAGGCGACTACGATCCAATTATCGAAGAAGCTAAACAGTTTCTAAAGTTCTGCAACGACGCTGACACTATGAATCGTCAAGAAGCGTTGGAGGACTTGAAGTTCGTCAATGGCGATCAATGGCCGGTTGAGCTACAAAACAGCCGGAATCTAGAATCCCGACCATGTCTGACCATTAATAAGCTAGACACATATTGTCGGCAGGTTATTAATCAGCAGCGTCAGCAAAGACCGCGAATCAAAGTTCATGCAATGAATACCAATGAACAAGCGGCAGAAGCGCAAATCATCCAAGGCATTATTCGCCACATCGAAGTTAATTCAAACGCTGATTATGCTTATGACAACGCCTTTGATTATGCGGTGCGCATGGGTTGGGGCTATATTCGCGTCAATACAAACTACATGTCGGAAGATTCATTCGACCAAGAAATCTATATTGACCCTGTAGATAACCCTTTTACGGTCTATTTAGACCCGAATTCAATATTGCCAGACGGTTCAGACGCTGAAAAAGCGATGATTACCACCGTTATGAGCAAAGAAGTATTCCAAAAGATGTATCCAGACGCAGACGAAACCAATTGGTCTATGCGTGGTACAGGTGACAGCCAGAACGAGTGGATCATGAAAGAAGATATTCGGCTGGCTGAATACTTCTACACATGGCGCAAGAAAGTTAAGTTGTGCCTGTTGTCCGACGGTTCACACGTTTATGAAGATGAACTAGACCAGCGCGAAATGGATGCTGCCGGTATTACTTTGGTTTCCAAGCGCGACAGCTTCAAGAAGGTTATCAAGTGGAAGAAGCTTACCGGCGTTCAAGTTCTTGAGGAACGTGATTTGCCTGGGCGATATATTCCGTTGGTTCCTGTTTATGGTCGTCACATGATTGTTGGCGACAAGCGTAAGAAGTTTGGCATGGTACGTTTCGGCAAAGACCCGCAACGTATGTACAACTTCTGGCAAACAAGCTTGACCGAATCCATAGCATTAGCGCCTAAAGCAAAATGGATTATGGCCGAAGGCCAAGACGAAGGTCACGAATCTGATTGGGCATCGGCTAACGTTAAATCTAATGCTTACCTGCGTTATAAGCAGACAGATATTGAAGGTCGGCCAGCACCTGCGCCAATACGCTTGCAGCCTGAACCACCACCTGCCGGAATAATTACAGCAGCGCAGGGCGTGAATAACGATATGCAAGCGATCATGGGCATATTTGACCCTAGCCAAATGCCAACAGGTAACATAAGCGGCAAGGCTTTGAATGGCCAGCAGCAACAGATTGATTTAACAAACTTTGATTATTACGACAACCTGACACGCAGCCTATGTCACGTTGGCAAGATAATTCTTGATTTGATTCCTAAGATTTACGACACAGAGCGGGTTTTGCGCATTATTGGCGAAGATGGAAAGCCAGACTTGTTGACGGTTAATCAACAGGACGCGTTGGGCAACATAATGAATGATGTGACTGTCGGCAAATACGACGTTGTGATGGAAACAGGCCCTGGCTACAACTCAAAACGCCAAGAAGCTGTTGAGGCTATGACGCCAATATTAGGGGCAGACCCTGCGTTGATGGATAAGATTGGCGACTTGTGGTTCCGAAATATGGATTTCCCTGGCGCAGATACTATTGCTGACCGTTTGGCTACGTTGAACCCGCTGGCACAGATTGACGAGCGTTCCAAGATTCCTCCGCAGGTACAAATGCAGTTGAAACAAGCTGAAGCTCAGAATCAACAGCTACAGCAACAGTTGCAAGCTATGCAATTGGCCATGAAACAGCGTCAAGATATTGAGCAGGTCAAACAAGACAACGAGAATAAGCGCGAGTTGATGCGTCAAACCGCTAAAGCTCACAATACTGAAACTATGGCTGAAGTGCGCGTCAATGACCAAAATACTAGGTCTATTACCAGCCAGAACAAAGTTGAAATTGAGGCAATTACTGAATTGTTATTGCATAACATGGACACAAACCGCCTGAATTTAGAGATTGACCGCAGGAATGCGGAGCAAGATCGGGCGATGGTTCAAGCGGTGGTTGATATTGATCAAGAACAAAACCCATTAATTATGCAGCAACAACTTGCGCAATAGATTAAGCAGGATTATTATTAGCAAAACCTTACCAGTTAGGCAAACTGGGTAAATTCTTGAGGAAACTCATGTCAGAAGTAAAAGAAGCAGGAAACGTTTTAACAAGTGAAAATTCAGCTGAGTTTTATGCAAACAAGTTAGGTTTAGCTGATGATGCCCCGACTGAGGCCGTAGTTGACGAAAGTCCTGCGGAGCCTGTCCAAGAGGCGGAGCAGAGTGAACCCGATGCTAAGACGGAAGCGGAAGCAACAGAGCAACCGAAGAAACAAAACCCAAAGCTAGAAAAGCGGTTTTCTGAGTTAAGCAAAGCGCGTGATGCTGCTAGACAAGAGGCAGCAAGTGAGCGACAGCAGCGCGAGGCTTTAGAAGCACGTTTAAAAGCTCTGGAGCAGCAGCCACAGCAAGCACAGGTTCAGACTGATGAACCGCAGCCAAGTGATTACAACGACGCTTTTGACTATGCTAGAGACTTAGCTAAGTACGAAGCGAAACGAATGATCCAGGCTGAAAAGCAAGCTGAAGCTAATGTTAAGGCTCAAGAAGCGCAGCAAAAAGTCTTATCGACTTGGAACGAGCGCATCAATGAGGCGAAACAAGAGCTGCCGGACTATGACGAGATGATCGCTTCGTCTGACGTTGTAATTCACGACGTTATACGAGACGCAATTTTGGAAAGCGACGTTGGGCCAAGAATTCTTTATCACTTGGCTGAAAACGAAGATTTCGCGCAAAAGTTCGCTGGGATGCCGCTGCCACAGGCTTTGAAAGAGTTGGGCAAGTTGGAGTCTAAATATACTCCGTCTGAGGAAAAAGCTGTTGCGGTAAGAAAGAGTAAAGCACCGCCACCGATTAACCCGATTAAGGGCACTTCTGGTGCGGTAGATACGCCGATTAATGATAAGGGCGAATTTACAGGCACTATCCAGCAATGGAAAGAAATGCGAAAGTCGGGGAAGATTCGGTAGCTAATTAATTTCTTTTTAGGAGCTACAAAATGGCAAATAACTTGCTAACCATTAGCAAGATCACCAACGAGGCGTTGATGGTCTTGGAGAATGAATTGACTTTCACTTCGGAAGTTGACCGTAACTATGACGATCAATTCGCTGTTATCGGCGCTAAGATTGGTAACACAGTAAACGTTCGTCGCCCTGGCCGTTTCATCGGTACAACTGGCCCTGCGCTGAACATCGAAGATTTCAACGAGACTTCGGTTCCTGTTACTTTGGGTACACAGTTTCACGTTGACACACAGTTCACAACTCAAGACTTAGCTTTAAGCCTTGATACGTTCTCTGATCGCGTTCTGAAACCTGCTGTTGCTGCTATTGCCAACAAAATTGACCGTGATGGTTTGGTTATGGCTACTGCGCAGACAGCCAACATTGTTGGCACAGCCGGAACGCCGCCGACTGGATTGATAACATATCTGACAGGTCAAGCTTACCTTGATTCTGAAGGCGCACCTCGCGATGGCCGTCGTTCATGTATCGTTGAGCCGTTCACAAGCGCAACTATTGTTGACAGCTTGAAAGGTCTGTTTGTGCCACAAGAAGCAATTTCCGCACAATACCGCAAGGGCTTGATGGGCCGTGATTCTGGCGGTATGAACTGGAAACTGGATCAGAACGTTGTTTCACAACAGTTTGGCTCAAACAGCACAACTACTGTGACAGGTTCGGTTAATACAACTACTGCAACAGGCTTCTTGACTACTGGTTGGGCTTCTTCGTCAACAATCACTTTGACAGCAGCTAACACCGGTACTTTGAACCTGAATGCTGGCGACACATTCACAATTGCTGGTGTGTTTGCAGTCAACCCACAGAATCGTCAAGCTTACGGCTCGAACAAGCTGCGTTCATTTGTAGTTAAGTCGGCTGTTTCTGTTGCTTCTGGTTCGTCTGTTTCGGTAACTGTTTCTCCTGCTGTTATTACTGCTGGTCAGTTCCAGAACGTTTCGATTCCTACAACTTCGGCAACTGCTGCAATTACTCAGTTTGACAAGATTGGTACAGTTTCGCCGCAAAACATTATCATGCACCGCAACGCATTTACGCTTGCAGTAGCTGACTTGGAATTGCCAGAAGGCGTTCACTTTGCTGGTCGTGCAAGCGACAAGGAAATTGGCCTGTCAATGCGCGTTGTCCGTCAATACACCATCAACAACGATTCGATTCCGACACGTTTAGATGTGCTGTACGGTTGGGCTCCGCTTTACCAAGAACTCGCTTGCCGCGTTGCAGCTTAATTTAGGAGATATATATTATGGCGAATCCAGGCCCAGCAAGTACCGTAACTATTCACCCGCAAAACGTATTGTCGAATCAGGCAATCCGTTTATTAGCGGTATTCACAGGTGTAAACGTAAATGCAACAGGCGACCAAGCCAAACTGACTGTCGCTAACGCTACAAATTGGTCTGTTTCAAACGTGGTTTTCACGAATGCTTCGATCAGTTTGACAACTGCTGCCGCTGGTTTGTTTACAGCACCGTCGGCTGGTGGAACCGCAATTGTTGCTAACGCAGCGTTGTCGGCTCTGACTTCTTCGACAGTTGTTAGTCAGCGTACAGTTGCATCTACTGCTATTTTCACAGGCGATAACCTATACGTTAATGTTGGCACAGCACAAGGCGCTGCAGCCACTATGGACGTTTACGTTTATGGCTATGACTTTGCTACTTACGCCTAATTATTAATTGGGCTAAAACGGACTAAGCCACTCTCACAAGGGGTGGCTTTTTTCGCATGAAAGCCTATAATTAGTAAAATTTTTGAAAGGACAAAATCATGTCTAGCACCACAGTTACTCGCGGTAATTCGCACGAAACTTTTTATATTCAACCGTCGTTAACTCCGACAACTGTTTCGGCAAACACAACAGCAATTCAAACCTTTGCATTGCCTGGCTTAACAACGGCTGATCTGGTTGAAGTTATAAGTTACAGCGGCGCACAAACAACAGGTGTTGTTGTTGGCGAGGCTGATTGTTTAACAAACAATGTGCTTTCTATGCAGTTTGCTAACGTTACTGCAAGCGCACAAATTCCAGCTATCGGCACTTATAGTTTGCAAGTTGTGCGCTTAGAAGGCCCAGCACCTGTAAACGCTGTTTAAGGGGTAAGTAATGGCTAACACTACAGTTTTTCGAGTTAATGGCCCAACTACTTGCATAGCTGTGACTTCTACTTCGTCAACAGCTTTAACTTGTACGCCGCTTGGCAACGATCAGATTAACTACGCAGGTTTGTTAAATACAAATAACTTTCCGGTAGCTGTGACGATTACTCCTACATCGGCAGGGGCAGCAGTATTGCCAACGGCTGGTAATACTTCAACAAGCATTGTTTTGGGCATTTCTATGCCTTCGCCAATGGTTGTGGCTGTGCCGCCAAATCAGTTCTCGATTACGGCAATTTCTAGCGGCGCAAACGCAGGTAGCATTTACGTTACACCTATGGCAGATCAGTCGTAAGAATCGGGGCTTCGGCCCTGATTTTTAATTGTGAGGCGGCATGACAACTACAAATGACACAAACGAAGTCGCAGAAACGTCAACAATTAATATTGTGCCGGTTCAGGGCATTTTTAATGAGGACTTCGAACTAATTACGTTGATTGGCCCTGCTGGTACTCCGTTTTCTGCTTCTTCTGGCGGTTCGTTTGACAACGTAGCTATTACCAATTCGACCTATAACGGTGGAACAATTGGTTTAACTACGCCTGTAACTAATGCAACGATTACTAATCTGACGCTGACTACAGGCACAATTAGCACAGCTCCAACAGCAAACAACGATTTAGTAAACAAGGCGTATGTTGACGCTACGGCTCAAGGTTTACAGTTATTGCAACCTGCTGCGGTGGCCACAACAGCTAATTTGGTAGCGCTTTCAGGGTTGTTGACGATTGACGGCGTGACAGTTACAGCAGGTCAGCGGGTTTTGGTTAAAGACCAAACGTCAGCGCAATTTAATGGCGTTTACGTTGCTGCTGCCGGTGCTTGGAGTCGTTCTACAGATACCGATACTTACGCAGAACTACAAAATATTTATCTTTTTGTAAGTGGCGGCTCGGTCAATGCAGGAACAGCCTGGGGAACCACAAATCATGGCACAGGCACTATTGATGTAACGCCAATTAATTGGGTACAGATTGCGAATACTGCGATTTATACGGCTGGCACAGGTTTAACGTTATCAGCTAACCAATTCAGCATTACAAATACAGGCGTAACAGCTAATACCTATGGCAGCGCATCGACTGTTCCAGTTATTGCAGTTAATGCTCAAGGTCAAATTACTGCGGCTAGTTCGCAAACAATTGCTTTAACTTCTGCGCAAATTAGCGGTATTGGCACAATGGCGTTGCAAAATGCCAATAACGTAACCATTACCGGTGGAACGATCAACGGCACAACTATAGGCGGCACAACAGCTGCTGCCGTTACAGGCACAACCGTTACGGCAACAACACAATTTAGCGGCCCTGCTACTGGTTTAACTGGCACAGCAGCCGGTTTATCTATTGGCGGTACTGCGGCAACCGCAACAAGTGCAACGACTGCGACAAATCTTGCAGGTGGTGCTACAGGTTCGGTTCCTTACCAATCAGGTGCGGGAGCAACAACGTTTTTAGCTCTTGGCACAACAAATTACGCAATGGTTGCTGGTGCGTCTGCTCCTACTTGGACAAACACGTTAACAGGCATGACGCTGACAACTGCTAGTCTTGGAAGTCAATTAAGCACTAATCAATATTTGATTGTTGGCGGCACTAACGACGGCAACCAATTGGATTTGTCATTAGCTAGTGGCGCAAATCTTAATTCTTTGCGTGATGGTCTTGTTAATATTAAAACTGGCACGACAGGCGCGGTAAATAGAACTTGGAGTTTTGCAGATTCAACTGGAACGTTTACGTCGCCAGGCCCGATAACCGGAACTGTGGTTACAGGAAGCACAAGGCTTGCTAGTCCGTTTTTAGATGCAACCACTTCTGCGGGTGGTGGGTTAAGAACGGCCAGCGGTAGTAATTGTTTGCAATGGGGCGGTGGTGGTGCAGTTAATTTGACGCTTGATGGTGCGTTCAATATGAACCCTGCCAACGCATCAATTTCAATTGCGCCGACAGGTACTGGCACTTTAACCATTAATCCTGCGACCGCTGGAACAATGAACAACATGGCGATTGGCGGCTCTACTGCCGCAGCCGGTTCATTTACTACGTTGTCAACTACTTCAACGGTTTCGGCTAATGGTTCGGTTGGAACGGCAGGTCAGGTTTTAACGTCTGCCGGTGTTGGTTCACCTGCTATTTGGGCAGCTGCGACTGCTTACGCAACGGTGACTGATGACACAACTACTAACGGCACACGTTACATAATGTTTGCAAATCAAACGACAGGCAATTTAACGACAACGTTTGTTTCATCAACAAAATTGAAATTTAACCCTAGCACCGGAGCGTTGACCGCTTCACAACTTATTATTGCTCCTTAAGGAATAAATTATGGGCCAGTTAGTCTTTCAAGCGGCTTTAGGCGGTCAAGTTAATCTTGTTGGCCCGAATACCGCATCTACATTTAATCTTAACGTTCCTGCGGTTGCCGGTACTGTAGTTACTACAGGTGATACAGCAACGGTCACAAGCACTATGATTTCAGGGCCGCTAACAACTTCTGTTGGCGGTACTGGTCTTGCTAGTTATACAGCCGGTGATATTTCTTATTACGCATCTGGTACGGCTTTAACTAAGCTTGCAATTGGATCGGCTAATTTTGTATTAACGTCATCTGGTTCTGCTCCGCAATGGACTGCAAGCACAGGATCAGGCAACGTTGTATTGGCTACTTCGCCAACGCTTGTAACTCCGGTTTTGGGAACGCCAACTTCGGGAACGTTGTCAGGTTGTACGGTTGACGGAACAAATGGCGTTGGTTTTAGGAACATACCTATTAACAGCCAATCAGCGGCTTATACAACCGTTTTAACAGACTCCGGCAAAGTTATATTCCACCCATCAACGGATGCAAACGCACGAACATTTACGATTGATTCCAACGCAAACGTTGCTTATCCGCTTGGAACAGCTATCACGTTTATTAACATGACTAGCCAAGTGGTAACGATTGCAATTACAAGTGACACAATGTATTTAGCTGGAACTGGAACAACTGGTAATCGTTCGTTGGCACAATATGGCATGGCCACAGCGGTAAAAATGACCTCTACAACTTGGATCATTTCGGGATCGGGATTGACCTAATGAGCGGAATACTTCAAGCCTTACTAATACAAGGTGGCCAAGCATTAACAGTTAGATATTTAGTTGCTGCTGGTGGTGGTTCTGGTGGTGATACTGATGCTGCTGGCGGTGGCGCGGGCGGTCTTTTAACAGCTTCAAATTTGAATTTAGCTGTTAGCACTAATTACACAGTTACTGTCGGAGCTGGCGGCGCTACTCAAAGCACTAACTGGACTAGAGGAAATAACGGCTCTAATTCAGTATTTAGCACATTTACATCAACTGGAGGCGGTGGCGGTGGTGTTGGTGCGCTTCCCGCTTCTCCTTCAGACGGATTTGGCGCAAATGGCGGTTCGGGCGGTGGTGCTGGTTCAACTTGGGTTACTGGAAGAACTGGAGCAGGAACGTCAGGACAAGGCAATAATGGCGGTAACGGTGCTTTAGGTAATGGTGGCGGCGGCGGTGGTGGTGCTGGAGCTGTTGGTAGCGATGGACCAAATGGAAATGGTGGTATTGGATTAACTTCCGATATTACTGGTAGCAGTATTTATTACTCTGATGGCGGCGGCGGCGGTCATGGCAACGCAACCACAGGCGGTTCTGGTCGAGGCGGGTCTGGCGGTGCGCCAAACGGAAATGGAACTAATGCCCAAGCAAATAGCGGCTCTGGCGGTGGTGGGGGCGGCGGGAATAACGGAACAGGCGGTGCGGGTGGTAGCGGCATAGTCATTCTTAGGTATCCATCTACATACACAATTGCGAACCCTGGTGGCGGATTAACTTTATCAACTTCAACCGTTGGAAGCGATAAAGTTACATCAATAACTGCCGGAACTGGCAATGTATCTTGGAGTTAATGAGATGGCACACTACGCATTTTTAGATGAAAACAATATTGTTACAGAGGTCATCGTTGGTAAAAACGAGGGCGAGGACGGTGTTGATTGGGAAGTTTGGTATGGTGAATTTCGTGGCCAAGTATGCAAACGTACTAGCTACAACACATTAGGCAATGTTCACATTAATGGCGGCATTCCTTATCGCGGAAACTATGCTGGTATTGGCTATACATACCAAGCAGATATAGATGCTTTTGTGCCTCCTAAACCGTATCCAAGTTGGACATTAGATTCCAATGTTGTATGGCAAGCTCCTACAGCTATGCCTAATGATGGAAAAACGTATTCATGGAACGAGGAAACTCAAGCATGGGTAATGCAAGCATGATTCTTAAATGGTCAATAACTGAAATGAACGCTATTGAAGGCGTAATCAAATCAGTTAAATATCTTTCTGAATTGTCAAATAATGAGCAAAAGGTTCAATCTGAGGGTTATTGGTATTTTGAGCAAGATGATGGCATTCCTATTAGTGCGTTGACTGAGGAAAATGTAATTGAATGGGTAAGGCAAGCAACCATGAAAGATGGTCAAAATATGGTTGAACAACGGTTAATTGAGCAAATGAATGCTATGGCAAAACCGGTGCAATTACCTTGGAAACCTGCTGTGTTTAAATTGGATTTATGAAAACATATCAATTAGAATTTGAGATGCAAGAATTGCAAACAATAGCAACTGCGTTGCATGATTTGCCGTACAAACAAGTTGCTGCTTTGCTACAAAAGATTGATACGCAAATGGCTCCGCAGCTAGTACCTGCAATGCCTGAACCAACGGAATAATTATGACTAAGCCAATTGAAATCATTAGCGGTGCTTTGAAAGATATTGGTGCGCTTGAGGCGGGTGAAACTCCTACGCCTGAAGCTTCGCAAGATGCTTTAGTTATGCTCAACGACCTGATAGATCAATGGTCGAATGAAAATCAAATGGTGTTTAACGTTACAGAGATTATCTTTACGTTAATTTCTGGACAGGTTCAATATACGCTTGGCCCTAATCCAAGCACACAGAACTTTGTAGGTTCGTCGTTTACAGGTTCCATTTCCGGCCAAGTTTTAACGGTAACAGGCATTTTGTCCGGCGCTATTGCTACAGGCCAAACGCTGTCAGGAACCGGCATAGCACCTGGCACTAAGATTGTTTCTAACATTACCGGTGCTGGCGGCAACGTCAACGAACAAGGTACTTACAGATTAAACATTGCGCAATCTGTAGCTTCTACAACGATTACAGCTTATTACCAAAAGCCACTATATATTGACAGCGCATTTGTTCGCATCAATACAACGTCTAACGGCCAGCCTATTTATGGCGGTGGTCTTGACTATCCGGTGGCGGTTTTGGCTTTGCAACAGTATGAAATGATTGGCTTGAAAACTCTGAACGGCCCTTGGCCAAAAGCGCTTTACTTTAACCCGAATGAGGAATCAGGCAACTTGTTTGTGTGGCCAAATCCAGCACAGGGCGAACTACACATTTTTGCCAATACAGTATTCCAGCGCTTTGCTACCGATCAAGATGAGTTTGTGTTGCCGCAGGGTTACAACATTGCGTTGCGTTGGTGCTTGGCTGAACGGTTGATGCCTATGTATGGCAAGAATAACCCGCAGCAAATTGCAATGATTCAGCAATATGCGGCACAAGCCAAATCAACAATCAAACGAACCAACATGTCGCCTTTGCAGACGTCTAGTTATCCTGACGTATTGCTAACGTCAAGAGCAAAAGACGCTGGTTTCATACTTACCGGCGGTTTCATATAAAGGGTAGGTCATGCCAGATTTTGGTTTTGTCGGCCCTAGTTATGAAGCACCTTCGATCTACCAAGATGCGCAGGAATGTATCAACTTTCGCCCTGAGATTGACGCACTAAAACAGCCAGGTCAGCGCGGTGTTGTGTCTTTGTATCCAACGCCAGGGCTTACTCTTAAAGCTCTTTTAACGGCTCAAGCTGAAGTTCGTGGGCTGCGTACAGTATCAGGCGGCGATTACATGATTGCCGTTTCTGGCGCTTCTGTGTACGTCATAACGTCTAATCTGACAGCTTCTATTATTGGTCAGCTAAACACTTCAACCGGTATAGTTGGAATCACAGACAATGGACAATCTGTTTATATCGTTGACGGTGCTTATCGGTACACATGGCGCATTAGCACTCCAGCTACGTCTATTTTCACAGGTTCTGTGTCTGGAACTACCTTAACAGTCACAAACGTCAGTAGCGGCACTATAGGGGTTGGACAGTCGCTGTTTGGTTTGGGCGTTGCAAACGAAACGGTTATTACTGCGCTGGGTACAGGCTCCGGCGGCGTTGGTACTTATACGATCAACATTTCGCAAACGCTATCAGCTAGGGCAATGAATTCAGCGGCAGTTGCTGCAACATTTACCGGTTCTATTAGCAGCGGCGTTAATTCTGTAACCATAACAAACCAAGGTAGTAACTATTTAAATCCTGTAGTTAGCTTCGGTACGCTTTGGACTGCAACAACTGTTGTGGTAAGTCCTGCGCAGATTTATTTTGGCGCGAATCTTTACACCGTTACAGGTTCTGGAACTACTGGTTTAACGGCTCCAACCCATACAAGCGGATCGGCTGCTAACGGCACAGCAACTTTAACTTATGCCGGTGTGGTGGCTACCGCCACAGTCACGCAAGAAGGCGGCAAGATTACTGAAGTAACTATGGCCAACAGGGGTTCAGGTTATACGTCTGCGCCGACTGTGACGTTTGCTGATAGCTTGGGTGGCTCTGGCTCAAGTGCAACAGGTACGGCTAATCTTGTGGCCAACTCTTTACAAGTAACGGCTATTACAGGCACTTTGTTTCTAGGCCAAACGATTCAAGGTGCTGGTGTTACTGCTGACACTATTATTACTGAGTTTGGAACTGGTACAGGTGGCGTTGGAACGTACAACTTAAACTTTACGCAATCAGTTGCAAGCCAAACAATGTATGCGCTGAACTTTACGGTTCTGCCATCTACAGACGGCGCATTTAGCGGCGGCAATTCTGTTGGTACATACGACAATTACTTTGTTTATAACAACCCAAACACGCAACAATATGGTGCGTCTGACCTGCTTTCACCTATTTCAAATAGCTTAAGCTTTGGCTCTAAAGACGGATCGCCTGATGATTTGGTGGCGTTAATTGTTGACCATCGAGAAATATATTTGTTGGGCGAGGCTTCTAGCGAAGTATGGGTTGACGTTGGAACTGTGCCGTTTCCGTTTCAAAGGATACCAGGCACAAGCACACAACATGGTTGCGCAGCTAAGTTCTCGCTTTCAAGACTAGGTAATTCGTTTGCTTATGTAAGTCGCAATTCGCGTGGCCAAGGTCAGATAATGCAAACGGAAGGTTATAAACCAGTCCGCATTTCTACTCACGCAGTAGAACAGACTTTGGTCAATCAATATATTGATGACGCAATAGGTTGGACTTATCAATTAGAAGGTCATGAATGTTACGTTATAACGTTTCCAACATTAGAATTAACTTGGGTTTATGACGCAACAACGCAAATGTGGCACAAATGGCTATATTTGAACGATTTGGGTGAATATGAGCGGCATCGAGGCCAATGCAGCGCAGTATTTCAAGGCATGGTTTTGTGCGGCGATTATGAGAATGGCTCAATATATGAGCTAGACCCTGACAACTATACTGACAACGGCCAAAACATTAGAAGGCTGCGTCGTGCGCCGCACTTGGTTGCAGACTTTCAGCGTCAATACTTTGACGAGCTGCAGATACAATTCCAGCCTGGCGTTGGTTTTACTGGTCTTTCAACAAGCGGCACGACCATTCCAGGCGCTGTTTACTTAGGCGATACTTATTCTATTACGCCGACTCAAACTTTAACTATTGCTTTTGATGGTTTTGCTATTTTAGGAATAGCGGATATTGCTGACGATATAACCACTAACAACCCGCAAGCTATGCTGCGTTGGTCAAATGACGGTGGTTCTACTTGGTCAAAAGAATATTGGGTAAGTATTGGTTCAATTGGTCGCTACAAGAATCGTGCTATTTGGCGGCGTTTAGGTATGGCTAGAGATAGAATCTTTGAAGTTTCTATTACCGATCCAGTTAAGGCGGTGATTGTGTCGGCTAACCTTAAAGCGTCAAGCGGGGATAATTAATGTCTATTACGCAAAATACTTCGTCAACGCAACCTTATCCACAGACAGAATTTCTGGATACGGTGACAAATAGACCGACTAGAGCTTGGCAACAGTTCTTTTTGAACCTGCTGAATTTCTCTAGTGCAACGACTGCAACTACAGGTAGCGCAATCCTTCCAACTGCGCCTGTTGGCTTTATAAATATCACGGTAAATGGCAAACCTTTCAAGGTTCCATATTACAATCCTTGAAATCATTGGGGAAATAAATGGCTTCTTCTGCTGACATACAAGCGCAAATTGATTCTTTAAATGACAAGATAAGTAATCTTGGTAGTGGGCTTGGCGCTGCTGGTGTGCGCACAACTTATCAAAACCAAATTAGGAATTTGCAAACGCAACTAAATGCGGCTAGACAAGCTGAAGAACGCCAACAGCAAGAACAGCAGCCACAACAACAAGAGCAGCCACAGCAGCAGCAAGAACAACCACAACAGCAAACAACGCCTATTTCGCAAGTTGCTCCGCAAGCTGCTGGCAATCAATTGCCTACGCTTAAGCAGTCTATTATTGACGAACAATTTAAGAATAAGCGCACCAACGAATTAACTTCTTTTAATTCTGACATTAGAGATAAAATTGTTGACGCAGGTTGGAATGAAAAATCTGATGCGGTCAGAATATTAAACGGTTCAGGCGTTTATGGAATTGTGGCTGGCCCTGCGGGTATGGGCAGCATAGGTTATAAAAAATTAAACGGTAGTGCTGCTGGCGAACAAGATTTTATTGACGCTGCCAAAGCTGCTGGGATTGACCCAAATCAATACATGAATAGTGAAACTATTTATGGCAAAACTAGTAAAACTTTAGATCAGACCAAGCTTTACAACGCCTTGCAAGAAAAAGGTAAAGATTTATATTCGGTAACTAATGCTTTGTCTGGTTCTGCGCGTGGAGATGCTGCGCCACATGCAACGGTTTTATATAAAGCAGACGGTTCCGGCAATCTTGTTGTGCAAAACGACCCAACAAACGGTCAACCAAACGTTAAGTATTTTGAAGCTGTTAGATACGCTAACCCTGAAAGTTTCATGGATACGTATGGGCCATTCCTTGCATTAGCTCCTGCTTTTGGTGGCATTTTGCAATCGGCTGGTGTTATTCCTTCTTTTGGTTCTGCGGCAAGTTCTGTCGGTGGCGGCTTTGCTGGTGGTGGCTATGGAAGCATTGGCCCTGCCGGATTTACAGCAAGCACAGCGGCTCCTACGCTTTCCAGTATTGCTGCTGGATTGCCTACGCCGCCAATTAGTTCAGGTGGTGGTTTTGTTGGCGGTGGGTATGGAAGTGTTGGAACTGGTGGATTTACAGCGGCTGACGCTATTGCAGCATTGCCAGCAAGCCAAGTGCGAGCATTAACTTCTGGCATGACAGCGGCAGAAATAGCAGCGTTGGGCGTTCCTAGCGATGTTATTGGTGCTGGTTCTGGTGCGATAGGTTCATTCTTAGGCAGCAAAGCTGGTGGTGCTGCTGCAAATGCTTTATTGGAAAAAGCTTTTGGTAATTCTGGTTTATTCAACGCTTTAGGTGCTGGCGGTCAGGCTGTAGGTTCTTATTTAAGCGGTCAGGCACAAGCTGACGCAGCAAAAGAAGCTGCAAGAAACCAAATGACCATGTTTAACACGATTAACCAACAGTTTGCGCCACAGCGCGGTGCTGGTTATCAGTCGTTAAATCAGATTAGATCAATGTTGCCAGGTCAATATACAAGGTATGACGAAGCTGGCAAACCGATGGGAATGGAAACAGGTACGGATTATTTAACCCGCCAGTTTTCACCACAAGATTTACAGGCAGGTCTTGCGCCTAATTACCAGTTTATGCTTGGCCAAGGTCAGCAAGCACAACAACGTGCGGCTAATGTTGGCGGTGGTTTAATTGGTGGTAATGCTTTGCGTGGCCTTCAAGATTACACACAGAATTATGCTCAGAACGCTTATCAA